GTCCCCGCCCCCTGTCGAGGGGCGGGTTCTCCGCTTCTCTTTCCCGGCCCGCTAACGCGGGCTTTTTCATTTCTGGAGACCAATCATGAGGCTTTACGAGCTTCCGTACTTCCTGTCACTGGCCAACAACTCAGCCCGCTTCCAGCGGCTCATGTTCAAGCTCAGCGAGAGCAACCCCGACGCCTGCGGCGACATCTTGGAAACGATGATGACGCATCGCGACAAGGCGCCCGAATTCGCAGACCGCGTACGGGACTTCGCGTACGAGTCCGAAGTCATGCTCTTCCGTGGAGACAACATGAACGTCGTGCCCATGCTGAAAGCGCTCAGCGTCATTGGGCACTTCGACTCCCAGCAGCTCACACGTCTTCGCAGACTCATCAGCCGCATCGAAGACTACGCCAATGACCGTGACGAGGCCATGGATTGGATGCGGTCGGAACTCGACGTCGCGCGTTGCGACGATTGCGGCGATTGGGAGTACTCGGACATGCTCAGAGACACCTACGGCAGCAACGACGTCTGCCGTAGCTGTATTAATGACTCCTACATCTACGTGAGTCGGTACGACCAGTACGTCTACTCAGACAGCGTGGTTACGGCGCTCGATGAGGACGGCGATCAGACAGCAATCAACGAGAACGACGAAGAATTCGTCTGGAACAGCGACTTGCGCATGCGGGTCCACATTGACTACGAGTACGAGCCGCCGCAGCCTGAGGTCCTCGGCAACTACCACTCCAGCAAGAGTCAGTTTCGCTTCCAGCGCGACGACTGGACCAAGGATCACAGCCGGTTCCTGGGTGTGGAGCTGGAGGTCGAGCTGGTCGACCGGTACGCGGAGCGCAAGGACAAGGCCCGCCAGCTCAACGAGTTGATCAACGAGGGCGATGTCGGCCGCAAGGTGTTCTTCGAGAACGACGGCAGCCTGACCAACGGCTTCGAGGTCATTACCCACCCGATGAGCCTGCCGGCACACCGGGAACTCTGGAAGTGGCTCCAGGACAAGGGCGCCACCAAGGGTCTGGTCTCCCACAAGAGCACGACCTGCGGCCTTCACGTCCACGTCAACCGCGACAGCCTGACCAAGCTCCAGATCGCCAAGATGGTGGCGTTCGTGAACAACCCCGACAACGAGGAGTTCATGACCTCCCTGGCTCGGCGCTATGGCAACGCCATGACCGGCTTCTGCCGCATCAAGGCTGACAAAGCCAAGGTCGGCAAGGCAGCCGAGTCCTCCGACCGCTACGAGGCTGTCAACGTGACCCCGCGTAACACCATCGAGTTCCGCATCTTCAGGGGCACCCTGAAGTACGAGTCGCTCGTGGCTGCCATCGAGTTTGTCCACGCCCTGTGTGAGTACACCGCCCGCTGCGGCGACTGCTCCGTCTCCGACCTGGGCTACGAGGCGTTCCTCAAGTTCGCCGAAACCAAGCTCCCCAAGGAGACGCAGACCCTGCGCTCCTACGTCTCCAACCGTCTCGAAACCGCATAAGGAATCACATCATGTGTCTTCTCGTATCTCAACCCGCCAGCGTCGACTTCACTGACGCTTTCCTCCTCGACGTCTACAACAAGAACGAAGACGGCCTGGGCATCATGTACGCCGAAGCCGGCGAGCTGCACATCTACAAGTCCTTGCCCGCCAACGGCCAGGACTTCGTCGACTTCTACCGCAAGCACGGCTCCAAGCGCGACTGCATCTGGCACGCCCGAATGAAAACTCACGGCGACATCGACATGGAGAACTGTCACCCGTACCACGTGACCGACGACATCTGGATGGCCCACAACGGCATCCTGTCCACCGGCAATGATGCGGACCACAGCAAGTCCGACACGTGGCACTTCATCAAGAACGTGTTGCGCCCTGCCCTGACCGCTGATCCAAACCTCATGCTCGACCCGGAGTGGATCGCCTTCATGGGCAGCATCATTGGCGGCTCCAACAAGTTCGGCCTGCTGAGATCTGACGGCGAGATCTGCGTCATCAACCGCAAGTCCGGCGTGGAGTTCTCCAACTCCTGGCTCTCCAACACCTACGCCTGGACGCCGTCGCGCTTTGGGTTTCAAAGTCCGCAAACGGCGCGGCAAGGCTACTACGGCAGCTTCAACCGGATCGAGAAAGACGAAGTCGATAGCTGGCGTTCCGGGTACGTCAACTGGCAGCAAAAGTCCATCGACTGGCGCGACCAGCAAGCCGCAAAGGCCAAGCCTGCTCAGACGGTCATGCTCGAAATCGAAGACGAAGGGCTCGACATCAACGTCACCCAGGTGACAGAGCACCAGCTCAAGAAGTTCGTCCGCGCCGTCTACAACCAGTGGTCACGCCGTGGCCTTGCTGGCATCGAGCAGTGGGTCTACGACGCACCCGCCAAGGCCGCACAGGTCCTGGCGCACTGGTACGACGACCTCGACGCCGTCGAGCTTGTGGACCTCGTCTACAAGGACCCGGACCAGGCTGCTGAGTGGATCGAGGACCTCTTCAAGTCCGACTCCGTGACGCCAAGCTGGGTGTCATGAACGACGCCTGGGAGCAGCACGTCCTCCTGGAAATCAGCGACGCCCTCGGCGACGGCGAACGCCTCCAAGCAATCCAGGAGGCACTCATGTTGATGTGGCAGCGGGACCTCATGCCAGAGGAAACCAGCAACCGCATCTGGCTCTACTTCTACGACATCGGAGGGCTATGACCCAACTGATCACGAAGGGTCACAGGTGGCTTCGGCCACTTGTGGGCGACCTCAAGGGAGAGGTCGTCATTCTCAACCACCTCAAGCTGCCAGCAAGGCAGCAGATGCCGCGCTTCCAGCTCGTCAAGGCAAGAAGCGGCTTCGGCTGCGAGGACGGATCGATGGGCCGCAAGGTCTTCGGCACTCACCTCGCAGACGGAGGCGACTGCACGTACTTCCGCAGCAGCTTCGTCGGCATCGCAACGCCCGAACTCATCGCCCTTGCAATGGCGGATACCACGCCAGTCAAGGCCATCGACCTGTCACTGCGTGAGTACCTGCTCATCGCCAAGGACGGCTCGACCGAGAGAGGGCAAACCGTAGAGCAGGCGCGACAGCGCTTGCGCCGCATCTCCAGCGCTTCAGTGGTGGCCGCCTATGAGGTCCACCCGGAGTCCTGGGTCACCGAGCTTGGCTTCATCTCGTACCCGGATGGAGTGCCACCAGTTGAGGTACGCATCAAGAAAGGAAAGGAATGGACCGCGTCGCAATGAAACTGCGGCGGTTTTTGGAGAAAGCACACCTCCGGGTCGAGTCAATCGCTCGGTCCGGAGGTGGTCACTACAAAGCAATCGTCACCAACGAACATGAAATCAAACGCACCGTTATCCTCCCTGCCACCCCATCAGATCACCGATGGGAGCGCAACAAACTCTCCGAGCTTCGAAAAATCTTCCGCGAAACGCCGAGGCGGCAGGTACAAAATGACAATCACGGAGCAGCGTGAGGCGGTTCGCCTCTACAAGGAAGGGGCCGGCACGGCCTCCGAGATCGCCAAGATCTACGGGGTTCACTACAGCACGATCTTTGATACGTTGACCCGCTTCAACGTACCGAGACAAAGGCCGTCGGCATCAGTGGCGGTGAGCGCAGCTATGCGACGGCGCTGGGCCGAAAATAAGGCCCGACAGGCACAGCAGCAGGCCGTGTACTCGCCGGACCTGCGTGACCAGTACTTGGTCGCGGAGCAGCCCGCTCCCTTGCCGGGAGTGAACATCGACGCCGTTCACGTCAAGGCCAAGCGCAAGCCGCGCAAGCGCAAGAGCTGGCTGCGACGCATCCTGGACAAGGTGTTCGGCAGAAGGTAGAGAGTCAAGACGTCCCGTCACGCCCACCAGGGCGTGCGGGTCGTCTTTTCGGATTGCCCAACTGGCGAATCAATCACTACATGCCCACAAAGGGAAAACCCCGGACGTGTGGTCATTCACGCCGGGGTTTTCTTGCTCACCACATATGGGTGCAGCCACATGGCTGTCGCTAAGCCTCCATTGTGAGCGGTGCCTGCACAATCTGCAACACAGATGCACTGTGGTGCTCGCGGACCATTGAGGCAAAGGCCTCGATGCCGACGTCGGCTGTCCAGTTGAACTGGCACCCCCACTCGTCAACCCATGCGCCACCCACCTCACGCACGATGGCGATGGGCAGGCGCACACGCCAAGGCTTGAAGTCCCCCTTGTAGGCCAGGACCGGGCGGGACCTCACGCGCACGGCCTGCGTGACCACCTGACCGTTCCAGATCCTGGCGAGGTCAGCGTCCGACAGGCGCTTGTAACGCTTGACCTCGATGGCCCACCCGGGCAGGCCAGCGATGTCGTGCCCACCCTTGCGGGACTGCTCCAGGTTGCGCTTCATGCGCCCGGCGATCTCGTCGCCCAGGTGCTCATGAAGCTCCTTGATTAGCTCGTTCTCGGCCCGAGCGCCTTTCGCTCGGCTATTGATCTTTGCCACGCTGTGCTCTTTCTACTTCAGTGGGTCGCCCCGTTCTTCCTGGCGAAGTGGACAGCGCCAACTCAATGGGCCAGCCATGCCTCAACACGCGAGAGGACACGCGCTTTCGCGTCACCCCCGGCGCACCAAACCTCTCCACCGCCTCGGCCATTGGCATCATCTCGCCATGCACCACGTACTTGCCGCGCATGTGAGGCATCGTGTACGCATGTCTGGTGTTGGCCGCCCTTGTGAGGTACTCCAGGTTCTCGACCCGGTTGTTCATCTTGTTGCCGTCGATATGGTTGACGGTCATCCCGACACATCGCGGGCCAAGGAAAGCCTCGGCAACCATCCGGTGAACCTTGACGGGGCATCTCTTGCTGCCGATGTACAGCTCACACTGCGGGTAGCCGCGCTCGTCCTTCGATTGAAACAGGATGCGGCCCGGCTTCATGCCACGGCGCGCTGCGTTGGGGTGGGCCCGAACGCGACCCTGATCACTGACCTGATACCTGCCAACGTAAATGCCAGCGCGGCTCACAACGTCTTTCCATTGCTCTTCCATGGGGGCCCTTCTGAGAGTGTGAGTTGATTCTCAGTGGTGTTTTCACACTCCCGGCGCCCTTCTGTCTACTGTTGATCTTGCCCACAAGCGTCTCCAATCTCTACACGCCACCCAGGTATCACCCAGCCCCAGATCGCCGCTCTGCGGCCCGAATTAAGGCTCTGGCGGCCGTCTCTGTCAGGCCGGGGATCCTGGCGGAGAACCAGATCTCCCCGATCTCGGCGTCTGTCAGCCGTCGCGGCGCCTTGTAGAGGGGCTCGGTCACTGCCTCTGTCTCAGACACCCAGGTGGTCAGCAGTGCGGCAGGTTCTAGCGCCGGCCCCGAACACTCGTCCAGCAGCCAGCGCGTGCATTTGCCTTCGGGTCCGCTGTCCACGCAGTCGGGGTAGCGGCACGCCACCGGCTCCTTGGTCATGCTTCGCTCCTTGCGCCGTATTCGTGCCAATGCTTCTCGCAGATCGCGCCGAAGGCAGTGCTGCCATCTCTTTCCCAGTAAGCAGGGACACCACCGTATTGCGATGGGCAGCCGCATGACAGGATGAACTTTGGCTTCTGCTCCAGCGCGGCCTTGAGAGCGTCGATTGCAGGCCCGATCAGACGCCAAGAATCCGCGCCTCCTTCGAACGCCTCCAGCGCCTGCTGCACCGTGGCGCGGGGAAGGGTTATCGTTTCACTCATGGTTGTCCTCCGGCTTAATCGGCACCTCCACCAGCGGCTTGCCGCAGTAGCAGCAGTGCGTCATGTGGTTGTCGGTTGGGGTGCCGTCCTCCAGCTCAAAGTAGCGCCGATTGCACGACGCCATGTAAAGGCTGGATCCCTCGTCCCCGTCTTGCAGCCAGCGACATTCGTTGGGCTGCTCCAGCGCGGCGCGGAGGGCAACCTCGGTTTCACCCGCAAAGATCGGGTCAACGTCCGGGCCTGCCTCCAACGCCTCCAGCGCCTGCTGAACTGCGGCGCGGGGCAAGGTAATCAGGTCGCTCATGTCAGTGCCCTCCACAGCACATACAGACTCCACCCCAGCACCGACACCACGCCGATGATGGCGAACACCCAGAGGGCGCGGAAAAGCCAAGTCAGGCCCTGGCCTTCGTATTCCCACTTGATCACAAGCACTCCTTCCCATCCATCCTGGCCCTGATCTCCACGGTCATGGCCTCGGACTTGATCTTGCTGGGGTTGGTCTTGGCCAGAACCGCCAGGGACACGGCGCAGAAGGTCTCGACCTCAGCCCACGCCTGCTTGACGTCCTCGTTCTCCAGGTCCAGCAGCGGACGGATTACGCCCAGGCTGGCCACGATGTCATGGCGGATCTCCGTGACGTTGGTTCTGGCGCGGCCCTTCATGCGAGCACCGCCGCCATGACCAAGCTGATGACTACGCAGGCCGCCACAAAGGCGCACGCCAACAGGCCAACGGCCTCAAGCATGTAGCGATCATCGCCGGCCGCGCCGCAGTAGCAGTTGCGACCCTGGTTGCAGTCCCCTCTGCACGGGTTACTCATCCTTCATCTCCTTTGGAAGCAGCTGGACCTTCTTGGACAAGGGGCACGTGGACATCGGACGCCAGTAGTAGTCCGGGTCAACTATCGCGCTCCTGTCGCTTGAAACCTTGCTGTTCATGCACCGTAGGCCTTGCGCTCAAACCGCTCGTTGGCACTGCGGGTGCGCCAGATCTCGATCTCGATCTCGGTGGCCTTCATGTGATAGCGCAGCTTTTCCTCCTCGTGGATGGCCGCCTTCAAGCCATCGAGGAGTTCCAGGTACTCACCCCTGGCGCGGGCGTCGCGTTCCTGCGCCGCGTTGCTGGTGGCGCCACTGCGCTCCGCATCCTTCATCAGCAGGGCAAGCAGACTCTTCTTGTATTCCTCCAGGTACTCACGCTTGGCCTTGGCCGGCGCGTAGAGGTCCGCGATGCTGCGGTACTGGTGCAGAAGCTCTTCGGTGTCCATCACTCAACCCTTTCAATGCGTCCGTCGCGGTAATACAAAAAGTTCCCTCTCCTGCTAGGCCACTGCTCGAAGTCAAACGACCCAAGGCGTCGCGCAGGCGTCTGCTCAATGGCGGCGGCAAAGAACTGGTTGGTGCGTGGAGACGCTCGATTAGTGCGCTCCGGGTCCCCCAGCGCCTCGCACTTGTGGCGACCCTTCACGGTGATGGCCCAGAACTCACCATCCAGGACCACATGACCATTGGCCAGCAGCCTCTCCATGTACTCGCCGTCAAACCGGCTGACGCTGTTGATGGCGCCCACCATCCTCTTGAGTTCCTTGGAGGTGCGCGGCTTTTCGCGCAGCGCCATCAGGATCCGGTGTGAGCCGGCGCCCTTAACGATCTTGTCTGTGATCATTCCGGCCCCCTGATCGGACAAGGTTCGAGAAGCGCCAGCAGGCCCGGCATAGAAAGCGCCCAGGCTTGGTCTCCACGCCGCCCGTAAGGCTCTTGTGTTGGCCACACTTGGCGCACTCTCTGGTGGAAAGCGTTGGGCTGCGAGAGCCCGGGAGACAGACGTCATTCAGCACCTCTGTCTCCAAAGCCTTTGCCAGCCTCTGCCGTCTTGATCGCGGTCTTCAGCAGATCCGACAGTGAAGAGTCCAGCGAGTCGGCGTCACGGATCGCGCCCCGCACCACCTCGTCGGGGATCTGCCCCGCGACCACGAAGCTCGTCAACATGCCATGCAGCATGTTCATGAACGAGTCGCCGATGGTCTTGGCGATCTCCTCGTCCTTTGGCACGCCGCAGTGCAGAAGGAAGGAAACCATCTGGACAGACTGCGACGACAGCAGTAGGCCGCGCACAAGCGCAGCATGCTGGCGGCCCTGGGTCTTGGTGATGTTGTCGAGCATGACGTGCGCCTCTTCGCGCACCTCCAGAATGTTCTTCATGGTTTGTGCGTTCATGTGTTCTCCTTGATGAGCCCCTGGCTCCAGAGCTGCATGTAGGTCTTGCAGATGTTTTCCAGGGTGAATAAGCGCCGCTCCTGGCGCGTCATGGCGCTGCCCTGGTCGAGACTGAAGTGGCAGCCGCTGCACAACCAAGCGGTCATGCCGTCGTGCGCCTTGAGCGACATGCCCTTGCCGTGCTCGCCCAGGTTGGAGTGCGCCGCAACGACGGTGCCGTCGCGCAGGCCGCAGGCCACGCAGGCTTGGTCGCGTGCCATGGACAGCAGCTTGGGGTTGCGGTAAGTCATTCGTCAGCCTCCGCACCGGGCGGGCTGTACGCGCCAGCGAACTCACGGAACCGACCTGACTCAGACTTCCATTGGAGGTACGCCACGCCGCGCTTGCCCAGCCAGCGGCTGCGCACCTTCTGCACATGCACCTCGGTGGCCGCCTGCGGGTTCGTGAGGTCGCGGTGGACCGCCACGATGTTGTCGGCCTTGTTGTAGAAGTGCGCGGACCCGGAGACGGCGTAGCCATCGGGCACGGGGTAGATGCCCTTGTTGTCCTTCATCAGCTTGGCGGGGTGCGCCACCAGCCAGATGTGGATCGAGTTCTCGCGGGCAAACTTGCGGAGCTGCGTCAGGAACAGCGAGACGTACTCCGTCTCCGCCACGTTGTCCTTGCGCTTGGTGTGGTCCAGCTCGTTGTACGGGTCGATGATCAGACCCTTCATCCCGTGGCGCCTGACCAGCGCCTTGGCCTTGGCCAGCACCGACTCCAACGTGGGCTCCTCGGGCATGATGAAGTGGAAGTGCTGAGCCATCCAGGCCTTGGCGTCCTGGAACTTTGCGGCGTTGACGCGCCCCGCCACCAGACGCTCACCCATGCGCTTCTCGATGAGCTTGGCGGCATGCCAGGAGATGGGCTGGTTCTCGGGCGAGCACACGCCGAAGGTCCACCCTGCGTTCTCCGCAAGGTTCACCGCCAGGGCGTCCAGCCACTCGCTCTTGCCCATGGATGGGATGCCGGTGACCAGCGTCCACTGACCAGGGGCCGGCGTGTAGAGCGAGGACACCGACTCCCACCCTGTTGGCTCGCCCTGGACAAGGCCGAACTCCAGCATGTTGTTGAGGTCCTCCTCGATGTCACCCATCGAGAAGATGCCCTCCAGCGGGAACGCCTTGGCGTCTTCAATGCACTCTCGCAAAGCCTGGGCGCCATGCGCGACCAGGACATCGTTGGCGTCCTTGCAGCCCTCAGGCCAAGTGACGCGCAGGCACTTGTCGCGGCCCAGGCGGCGGGCCAGCTCATCTTCCAGGCGATGCCCCGGCTCATCAGCGTCTACCGCCAGGATGAACTGCTTGACCTGATCCAGACGATCGTCGTCCAGGTACTCGAACTTGGTGTCGAAGTTCTTGGCCGATGGATCGGGGGCGCCATCAGGAACCGAGACGGCGTTCTGGAACCCGGCCACCTCGCAGGCCAGGGCATCCATCTCGCCCTCCGTGATGATGGTGACGTCCGCGATGTCGTCGTACTTGTAGAGGACCTTCTGGGCGCCAGCGATCTGGCGGAAGTTCTTGGCGTTGTCCCGGTACTTGATGTTCGCCACCTCGCCACCCTTGTAGTAGGGGTATGCGATGGCGGTGACCTCGTCCTCGATCTGAGGCATCCACACCTTCTCCATCGAGATCCGGTTGCGGATGAGTGCATCGATGGTGATGCCGCGCTTCTCGAAGAACTTGAGAGCGCCCTCTGAGAGGGCGGCGGGCCTGAACTCAGGCTTTGGGTAGACCCGTCGAGCTGGTGGGGCGGAGCGGTTGATGACTCCCCCGCCAAGACCACCCGACCAGCCGCAGTGCCAGCAGTGCCACGTGCCCTTGGAGGTGTTCACGTTGAGACACGGGTAGTTCTTCTTTTTTCGAGTGCTGCTGCACTGAGGGCAGGTTGTCTTGACCTCCTCTCCAGCCCGTCCCTGGAGATCGATTCCGTAATCAACGAACGACTTCATGTTGCTGTCTGTTGCCCTTTGTTGCTTTGGCGATTGATAGGGGGTAGCTATGAGTAGATTTGCTGCTGAAGAGCTGCCTGTGGATAACTTTGTTGCTAAAGGTTGCCTTGAGCATCATCAAGTCGTACACTTATCCACAGATAGCAACGCAAAAACTCTATACGCACCAACAGGTTTGATTGTCTGTCCACAAGTTATCCACACCATTAGGGACAACCCTAGATTGAGTCAAGTCAACCTGCCTCTACAATGAGCAACATCCGGTTATGACGACCGGCTCATAGTTTGACGCTATTACGCGCCACCCACAACCTACCCACGGGAAGCCACATGAAGGAGATCTCCGCAGCGCTGGTGAGAGCACAGAAGGCCTTTGGCCCGGCCCTCAAGACCAGCTCCAACCCGCACTTCAAGAGTCGGTACGCCGACCTCGCAGCCGTCGTCGAGGCGGTCATTGACGGCCTGAACAGCAACGGCATCGCCATGGTCCAGCGGACCGCGCTGTGCGAAACGGGCGTGATCGTGGAGACCACGTTCATCCATGAGTCCGGCGAGACGATGTCGGCCGGTCAACTGCACGTCCCGGCCTCTAAGCACGACGCCCAGGGCTACGGCTCGGCGCTGACCTATGCGCGGCGCTACAGCCTGATGGCGGCCTGCGGCGTGGCACCCGAGGACGACGATGGCAACGCAGCCACAGCAGCCCGCCCAACGCCCCATCAGCGGCGTCAGGAGCCCCTGGCCGGGCCCAGCGAGCTGTCGGCGATCGCCAGCCTTGCGGCTTCCGTAGCGGTTCCTCTGGAGGCCATCTCAGCCACCTACGGAATCCCCTCAATCGATCAGCTTCCCCTGTCCAAGGTCGCTGAAGTCATCGCCCGCCTTCAGAAGAAGGCAACACAAGCCAAGGAGTCCTGAGCCGTGACCTGGAACAACCAAATCGAGATCACCCTCTTCGAGAACAACCGGCGCGCCAACGACAAGGCGCCCCACGAGACTGGCACCGTCGAGTTCCCCGATGGCACCAAGTACGAGGTCGCCATCTGGAACCGGGTGTCCAAGAACGGCAACCCGTTCAAGAGTGGCGTCCTGCGCCTGCCGGACCCGAAGTACGCCCCGCGTGAGCAGCGCTCCGGCGGCCACTCCGGTGCCGCGCCAACCCGTGGTCGCAACGCCGTTGAGGTGGACTTCTGATGAACCTGACCAACCTGTACGGTTTGCCTGATGCGTTGGTCAACGCCGTCAGGAATGACCCCTACCAGGGCGGCGGCGACATCTCGGTCACCAAGCTGATCGACTCGCCTCAGAAGCGCGTCCTGGCCCGCAAGTTCAAGGAGCAAGTGGTCGAGGACGTGTCCGAGCGCATCTGGTCCCTGATGGGTCAGGCGGTTCACACCGTCCTGGAACGCGCCAACACCACCGCCCTGGTGGAGCAGCGCCTGTTCGCCGAGATTGGCGGCTGGACCCTGAGCGGGCAGTTCGACCGCGTTCATCTGGAGGGCGGCGTCCTCCAGGACTGGAAGGTCTGTTCAACCTACAAGGCCGGCGGCGACGATGGCTGGACCCGGCAGCTCAACGTGCTGCGGTGGCTGGCCAAGCGCAACGGCATCGAGGTTGAACGCCTCCAGGTCGTGGCCATCTTCCGCGACTGGAAGAAGTCGGAGGCTGGCCGCAAGGACAACTACCCCCAGCAGGCCGTCCAGGTCATCGACGTTCCTGTGTGGGAACTTTCAGACTCTGAGCAATACATCGAAAGCCGCATTAGTCTGCACCGGTCCGCTGAGGCCGGCGAAGTCATCGATTGCTCTGATGACGACCGTTGGTACAGCGGAACCACGTACGCGCTGATGAAGGATGGCGGAAAGCGCGCCATTCGCGTCAGCCCGGTGCGTGAAGAGCTAGGGGAGCCCATCCCCGGCCAGCACGTCGTGGAGCGAAAAGGCGTCAATCGCAGGTGCGAAAACTACTGCGAGGTGGCTCCCTTTTGCCCGCAGTACCAACGCATACGCGAATCTGGGAGTCAACAAGATGATGTCGATTTTTGAGGCCGCCGAGTACCTTGGCATCAGCGCCTTTTCACTTCGCAAGCTCGCCCGTGAGAGGCGCATTCCATCCGGAAAGATTGGACGGCTCTGGAGGTTCCGAAAGGAAGACCTGGACGCCTTCTTGCGCAGCCAATACGAGGAGGCCACCAATGGAGCATGACATTCAGAAGACCCTGGAAGAGCGAGGCTCCAGGTACGGGTTGTTCATGGGTCACTCTCATGTGACCCAGGACCTCAAGAGGTGCATGCGCACGCACCTCATTGCCCGCGACAAGAGGCTCGATGACGACCAGTGGGAGGCCCTGGAAATGATCGCCCACAAGATCGGGCGAATCATCAACGGCGACCCCGACTACGCGGACTCGTGGGTCGACATCGCGGGTTACGCCAAGCTGGTGGCGGACCGGCTGGAAGGGACGACGCGATGATCCCCGTACTCAACGACAAGCTGGCGGAGGTGGGCGCCAACGCCGGCATGACGCTGGCCGCCTCGCACGCCGACCGCAAGAACCAGGGCTGGAGCGATGACGCTCTGGGCCTGTTCCGGCTGTACGCCATCCAGAAGCCCGACGGGTTCCTGACCGAAGAGGTGCGAGCCTGGGCGGAGAAGCTCGGGTTTGCGCCGCCTCCGGACAACCGGGCCTGGGGTCACGTCGCCAGACGGGCCTGCGCCGCTGGGCATGTCAAGTCGTTCGGCTTTCGCAAGCAGAGCAGCGCGACTTGCCACGGCTCACCCAAGACGGTGTGGGGGCGCGCATGACCAACTTCCAGCGCACCGCCGCATGGCTGCATGCCTGCGGCAAGGGCAAGACGATGTCAGACACCTCCGTGCAGATCGGCTGCCACATGGAGGAGTTTGTGGAGTTTCTCGACCAGCTTGAACTGCCTGACCCGCACAGCATGTCGGCGCACTCGATGGCTGTGGCTGGGTCGCTCCTTTCCGAGCTTGCCGCAAGGCTCAAGCGCAGGCTGGAGATCGTCAAGATCCCGGAAGGAAGCCGGGAGCGCGCACTGGACGCCCTGTGCGACATGGAGGTCACCGGCAACGGTGTGGCCTATCTCGCGGACTTCGACAAGGAGGAGGCTGACCAAGCGGTCCTGGCCGCCAACGAGGCGAAGCTGGTGGACGGCAAGCCCGTGATCCTGGAGGGCGGAAAGATCGGCAAGCCCGCCGGCTGGACGCCCCCAGATCTGACGCCGTTCGTGTGACGCCGCAGGAGCAAGAAGAGGTCTGGGCTCGTCAGCTCTACGAGTGCCGCAAGCGCTTCGTCGAGCATGTCCGCAAGGCACTGAGCACGACCTCACCGACCCGGCGCAAGGAGCTGTACGAGAAGTGGCGCAAGGACTACGGCGACGACATTGCCCGGTCCTACGCCAAGTATGCAGAGGCCTGCTTCGCGGGCCGGGTTCGGATTGAGCCCATCGAGAGGATGGTGGAGAGATCAGATGGCATCAGCCAGTGAGTACGAGAAGGAGACCGTGGCGCGACTGTCGGAGCAGATCCGGTTGTTTGCCAACCGAGTCCCCGGCGACGTGATCAACGGCTCGATTCAGCAGACCAGACAGTGGCTAAAGGCGCGGGACTCCGCGCTGAAGCTGACCAGGAATCCCGGTGTGACGTCGGCCCAGTTGATGGGCGCACTGAACACCTTGAAAGGAAAAGATGAGCAAGTACAACGCAACGACCGGTGAGTTCGACTTTGGCATTGCCATCGACGCACTGCGCGGTGGTCGCCGGGTGGCCCGCAAGGGGTGGAACGGCAAGGGCATGTGGCTGGCACTCCAGACGCCCGATGCCAACAGCAAGATGACGCTGCCCTACATCTACATCGAGTACCCCAAGGGCCACCCGGCCTACCCCAACGGATCGCGTGTGCCGTGGCTGGCCTCGCAGACCGACATCCTCGCCCGCGACTGGGTTGAGGTCTTTGAGTAATCCCCCAACCAACAGGAGAAACCTGTGCAAGAACTGAAAGTCACCCTTCCCGTGGACACCATCAACGCCTGCCTCGCGGCGCTGAGCAAGATGCCCTACGAGTTCGCTCAGCCGCACATCGACATGGTGCGCGGCCGGGCATCGCAGGCCATGACGGAGTCCCAGCAGCAACCCGAGTTGCCCGCCACCCCCCAGGACTGATCTCGGCTTGATCGGCTGGCCCTGCGTCGTTACTAGCGGGGAAGGCCCGGGTGTTACTGGGCGGCACCAGCGCCGGAATATCGTCACCGGCTTCATTCATCAAAGAGGAAACCACCATGCAAGAACGTATCTACGCAGTGACCACCAAGGCTGACGGCACCGGCCGTCTCGTCCTGGCACAGACCCCCGCGCAAGCCATGCGCCACGTGGCCAATGACCTGTTCGAGGTCAAGGCCGCCAACGCCCCCACGGTAGCCAAGCTCATGAGCGCGGGCGTGCGCCTGGAGTCCTCCGCCAAGGAAGAGGAGACCGCCCAGGACAACGTGACGCATCTCCCGCAAGCTGCGTAAACGCTCACAGAGCAACGCCCCGCCACGGGCTGTGCTACTCTGGTAGTGCGGTCTTTGGCGGGGCTTAACTTTGGGGAACCAAAATGGGCATCTACCTCAGACAAAAGCAGTGGTGGTACTGCATCACTGTCAAGGGGAAGGAACACCGTGGGTCGTGCAAGACGCAGGACCGCCAGCAGGCGCAGGAGATTCACGACCGATTGCGCGCTGAAGTCTGGCGAGGCCGAGTGGTCAAGGACGTCCAGAAGCACACGCTCTCCGAGGCGATCGATCGGTTCTTGCGGGAGCGCGGCAACAAGCGCTCGTGGAAGGATGATCAGCGCTACGGCGACTGGTGGAAAGAGCAGTTGCGCTCGGCCCAGGTGATCCTGTTGGAAGACGTGACGCCGGACGTCGTGGCGGACATCCGGGATGAGGAGTTGGGCAAGGTGGCGCCGGCCACGGTCAACCGCAAGCTCGCGTTCCTGCGCTCCGTGATCAACGCGGCGCACCGTGAGTGGATGTGGCTGGAGCAGGCGCCCAAGTTCCGGCTGGTGCCCGGTGAGGTCACCCGTCGGCGCTTCCTGACGCCAGAGGAAGTGGAGAGGTTGGTGCGGGCGCTTGCACGACCGTACGCGGACATGGCGCTGCTGTCTGTGGCCACCGGCCTGAGACAGGGCAACGTGCTGGGGCTCAAGTGGGGCAACGTGAATCTGGCCACGCGCCGGCTCACGCTACCCGACGAGGTGATGAAGAACGGCTTGCCGTTCTCCTGTCCCCTGAACGAGACCGCCGTGTCGGTGCTGCGCAAGTGGCTGGGCCGGCACGATGAGTACGTGTTCAGCAAGGAGCGGATCTCGGGGGTGCCGTCCAAGATGTGGGCGCGGGCGCTGAAGGACGCGGGACTGGTGGACGTCAGGTGGCACGACCTGCGTCACACCTGGGCCAGCCTGATGCGTCAAGCCGGTGTCGGACTGGACGATCTCCAGGAGCTGGGGGGCTGGGAGTCCCGCACGATGGTGCAGCGGTATGCGCACCTGGATGTGGGGCACTTGGCCCCGAAGGCGGCCGCGCTGGACGGGATGCTGCTGGGCAAGAAAAAAGCCGAGCCGTACGATTTGCGTACAGTCTCGGCTTGAGGTTAGTGGGCACTCTCGGCAAAGTGCCCGTATTTCTTGGCTCCCCGACCTGGGCTCGAACCAGGGACCTACGGATTAACAGTCGGTCATCGGGGTTGCTCTGTGTTGCTGAAATGAGCGGTAAGTTGTTGATTCCCAACGAAGACCGCAATACCGACTCACTCAGCAACGCACTGCAACATAGACCAAATCACGTACGATTTACGTACAGGCTTCAGCAGCTCCAGGCCTTGAGGGCGAGGGCTTTGCGGGTGGGCCGACCCTTCTCGTCCTTCATCGGTCCCTCGACCCCGCCCATGCGGGCGCAGAAGGACTTGCGCCGCGCCGCGTCCTTCGCAGTCTTGGGGTTCGGCGCCGGGGGTTTGAGGTTGGCCCCCTCCGTTCGCTTGAAGTGAGCCCTGCCGGCCGCATTGAGGCCGCCCTTGGGGTCCTGGTGAACTTTCTTGACCATGGCTGCTCCTTACTCGTTGGCCATCATTCTTTCGCGCACCGGTTCGCCAGCCGTCATCAGGCGACTGACGGCTCTCTTGAAGATCTGCTCTTCGCGCTCCATGAGCTGGTTCTTGCGCCGCACCTTCTCCTCGCTGGAGAGCGGGCGATCGTCCAGGTCTGCGATCTGCTTGCGCACATCGCGGAGCTGCTGCTTGGTGGATGCGATCTGGGCATGCGCATAACCAATGCGTGGATACTCTGCGCGTATCTCCTGCCTGCGGCCCTGGTCGCGGGTGTTGCTGTACTCGGAGTAGACGGTCTCCACCAGCTCTGAGGCGCGTCGGTAGGCCCCGGCGTTGTAGCCCTGCGGGATGCGGGCGGAGAACCGGTCCACGATGGGCCAAGGAGTGCGCTTGACATCCTCCCCCCGGGCGGACTTGATCGCCACGCCGGCACCCTTGTAGATGTCGGACGGCACCCCGGGCAGGAACGACTGGATCAGGAAGTCGATGGTCGCGGGGTTGATGTCGATCTTCCCGGCGCGGTACTTGTCGCCATTGGTCAGCTCGGTCAGGCCATCAGTGATGGCGCGGGAGATCGGGCTGACGCCACGGAAGTACTGCTGCGCGTCCGGCACCTGTCTGGCGCTGAATGCGTTGGTCTCCTTGCGGATCGGGGCGCCGAAGCGGTTCTCGTTGAGCGCGAACTCCACCGCAGGAAGCAGCGGCGTAGGCGCCACGAACTTGGCCAGGAAGCTCTCCATCGACTTGGCGTCTGAGGCGCCCATGCCGATGGGCGAGAAGGCCTCCGCCGTGGTCTTGGCGATGCGCAGGGCTGACGTCTTGGCGCTCTGCTTACCGAGGACGGTGTCGGCGGCAAACACGCCCGTGGCGAAGAAGGCGTTCCAGCCGTAGGGGACAGGCAGCGGGGCGCCGAACATCGAGTCCA